GATGTTGGGCGACTTCATGCCGTCAAAGCGTCGGCACATACCGCGTTCTGTCAGCCAATGCTGGTCTTCAATCGTTACGCTGCGCCAACCCTTTGCCGGTGTGCAGAAGCGTCCATGCGGATCAAACTTTGAGGCAGGGTTTCCTATGACCAACATCTTGAACTCGCGGCAACCCTTAGAAAGGTTCGTACACGCTTCGAAAGCCGCTTCAGGCGTATCCGTAGCTTCGTCGATAATAACCATCACACGCTCGGCGTGGATGCCCTGAATGTTGGCTACAGCCTTCGAAGTGTTGCCCTCAGCGACGGCGATAGCGGAAATGGAGTGTCGGTCGTCGCCTTTGATGGCTTGAAGACTCATCTTCGAATCGACCATGTTTCCGGGGAATCCGCGTGATTTCCGAACAAGATCCTGAAGATTAGCCCACATACGCTTTCGGATCATTTTTGCCGTTGTAGACGTGAGAACAACGGTTGTCTTGGAGGGGTTCGATAGCCACCAAACAGTCGCAAAGAGCGTCGCGCCAAAAGTCTTTCCGCTCGCACCGCAACCGGCCCATCCGACGTAGTCGTGTTCGCAAAGACCTTCGACTTGTGCTTCGAGCCACGGGTTCCAGCTCATCTTCGGCCATAACATTTTCGTGGCGTTACGAAAATGATCGAAAGTACCCAGTCCACCCTCATTCGGTTGGAGCCGATTTCGGAATGCGTAGAGTTCCAGTTCTAGGTCTGGAATCTTGACTGGGGAACGAATCCCGTACTTGTGATCGATCAATGGATGCTCTGACACTTGCTCTGGCATAGTTTGGCCTTGCATTAGTTCTCGCTGGACTTGACGGTCTGGCAAAGGAAAAATATGCCGTCGCAACTTGTTTCTTCAACCGGCTGTTGCCAGCCTTGCGATACCGATCCGGTTGTCGTGAATGTCCCCGGACCACAGGGAAATCCCGGCACCAACGGAACGAACGGTGCCAACGGCATTGATTCGTTTACCTACACGACCGCGTCGTTTTTGGTTCCAGCGTTTGGATCGTCGGTGGTTGTTGCTGTCGATAATACTTCGTTTCTTCCAGAGTCGGTTGCTGGACAGTTTTTTGTCTCGGTTCAGGGATGCGGCTATTTGCAGGTTACATCGGTAGACGGCTTGCTTGTAACCCTTCAAAACCCACTTGCAGGCGTTCTTGGAATTCCAAATGCGATTCCAACAACGGTGATTCCTCTGGGTTCGCTCATGACTCTTGCCGGTGCAATTGGTTCTACTGGGGCAACCGGAGCGGCGGGCGATGCCCCAAAGACCGCGTCGTACATTTGCCGCACTCAAGATGCGACGCTTACGAATGAAACCGCGCTTGAGCTTCTGGCCGCTGGTTACATGAAGACGCTCGGCTCAACCGGAGTTGGCGCTGTCACGACTTCTGCGGTTGTCCCGGTTGCGGACATTTTTGGAACGCTTCCGATTGCAAAAGGCGGGACAGGAGTAATCGCTACTCCCACCAATGGCCAAGTCCTCATTGGAAATGGAACCGGATTTACTCTCGCTCAACTGACCCAAGGAACGAACGTCACGATTACTCCGGGTGTTGGAACGATTACGATCAATGCGAATCCTTTGGCGGCGTTCAACTACGTCACGTTTACGCGGAGGTTGACCGGAACAAATTTCGTAGTATCCGCTACAACTAAAAATCCTTTTAGTTTAGCAGATTTTCCTTCTGGATCTTGGGCAGGAATAGATACCGCGTCTGGATTCACCGCTGCGACTGGTCGATTTACCGCCCCATACACTGGATACTACAAGATTGATGCGCTGTTTAATTTATTGGGAGACACAGGAGCTGCTCAAGCAATTGTGTTTTTGAGAAAAAATGGAATAACAAACATTTTTCAAAGCCTGCAATTTAATGTTCCAAGCTCTACCTCGCAAAGTCTTGTTCCAGTTTCACTTTCTTACATAGATCAGGCTACTGTAATTACTGATTACTACGAGATATTGATTCAAACAACCGGAAACGCACTAAACGTATCAGCCGGATCTTCACTTTCAATCCAGCGGATTCAGGCTTAAGCCATGAGCGAACGCGCACCACGGCGGTACACGGATGGGTCTGTCACCTTTGAGGGTGGCATTGACGCTGGTGTGATGCCGTCTGAGGTGGACAAGAATCAGGTCGCCTTCGCGGTCAATGCCAGCTTTCGGCAGGGATTCATCTCTCCTCGACCCGGTTTTGTTCAGAAAGACTTTGGAATCTGCGTCACCATCACGGCTGACAATGATCAGATTACGGCTGATCAAATCAATGTCACGGCTGACGGTTGGTCGGAAGAGTGCTACGGACCAACAGCAATCAACGGTGTTTTTCAATGTGCGCTTCCTTACATTTCGGATAACGGGCGCACGTTCATACTGATGCTTGTCGGAGGTCAAGTCTGGCTCTACGACACGGAGCAAAATCAAGCTCAAAGTCTCAGCACAAGCGATGCCCTAAAGAATCCTGACAACATTTTGGATGGCTGGATGGTTCAAGCCGAGAACTTCGTAATCATCCAAGACGGGTTTAGCACACCGCTGATATTTAACGGATCAAGCCTGCGCCGAGCGGCTGACGACGAAATCAAGTGCGGAAGAGTAATGGCCTACGTCAACGGACGTATCTGGTACTCGCTTCCAGACGGGTTTTCCTTCAGGGCTGGAGACATTGTCTATGGAGATGGAACGCGAGCCAGTGTTCTCAAAGAAACCGAGAACACCTTCCTCAATGAAGGCGGAGACTTTGCGGTTCCGTCGGATTCAGGAGGAATCACAGCAATGGCCGTCCCCGGCAATCCAGATACGTCGCTTGGGCAAGGACCGCTTCTTGTCTTCACTCCGCGATACATTTTCAGCATAAACGCTCCGGTTGATCGTGATGTTTGGAAGAACCTGAACTATCCGATTCAGGCCATCAGTTTGCTGACCAGTGGAGCTTTAGGAGCGCGTTCAACCATCACTATCAATGGCGATGTCTTCTACCGCGCAGTCGATGGTATCCGCTCGTTCATCATTGCTCGCCGCTCGTTCAATGACTGGGGAAATACACCCATCAGCAACGAGATGCTTAACATCGTCGAAAACGATCAGGTCAACCTATTGTGGTCTAGTTCTTCGGTCGTATTTGATAATCGAGTGCTGATGACTTGTCAGCCAAGGTACGATGCGCTGGGTGTTACGCATAAAGCTCTGGCGGTTTTGGATTTTGACCTGATTACGTCAATGCGGAAAAAGTTTCCTCCCGCGTGGGCAGGAATCTGGACCGGATTGAACGTGATGCAGATTTTAAAGACTGAGAGCGTTTACGGCGATCAATGCTTCAGTATCGTGCGCGGTTCCGATAATTCTCTTCAGATTTGGGAAATCACAAAGTCTGAAAAGTTCGACAACAACTTGGCTGATGGAAAGAAGGAGATTCAGTGGCTCGTTCAGACTCGCGCCTACAACTTCGAACTTCCGTTTGGATTGAAGCGGCTTGATTCGGGTGACATCTTCATTGACTCGTTGGATGGAGACGTTTCATTCAATGTCGAGTATCGACCGGACCAGTACCCCGGATGGATTGAGTGGGCTGATTGGACTGAATGCGCTACGACCAATCAGTGCTTGGATCTTTGTCCAATGACCAACTTTCAGCCTCAGTACAGGCCGAAGATGCGGTTGCCGACTCCTTCGGATGTCCCGTGCAATTCGACGATTAGCACACCGACTCGAAACATGTACGAGGTTCAAATGAGCCTGACAGTTACGGGATATTGCCGCATTAAGAGCATCCGAGTTCACGCTTACGACGTTCAGGAGCCTTCGGTGGGCGAGTGCCTTGTTTTCGAAGGGTGTAAGACCCTTGAGGCTTGCGATATAAACCCGTTCTTCTACACATCGGAATCCCAAAACAATCCCGCATAGTATGCCAAACTTAAATCTCATCACGCTCGTTCCTCCGAGTCTTCCGGTAAACTATTGCCCGGCAAATTACCAGAAGTTGGCCAACGATATCATCGGAGGCACGCAAGCCGTTTTCAACAGCACGATTGGAAACTCGTTCTTCAATTTTGGCGCAAATCCGCCGTCTCTGGCGAATCAGGTTTATCCGTGGCTGGACGACAAGGGAAATTGGTACGTCCGAGTAAATGGTTACTGGGCAAGGGAAAACCCTGCTGTTCCACAAGGTTTTGAGCGCCGCATCTTTGTCGGAAGCTCTAACGACGTTCTTTACTACGACGGTGGCGATGGATCGGCGTGGGTTGGTAGCCTTACAACTGGTTCGATGTGGGAAATCGATACCGCGCTTGAAGCCAAATTCCCGGTTGGCGCTGGAACTTTTGCG